GGCCTATTAAGGCTTTAAGGTCAGCGGCCCGTAGTGTACGCCGCCCCGATTCCGGGGCGGCTTGACTACGAACGGACTGTACTCGGATGCCCAGTCAGGCGCATTCGAGTTTGAACCTACGCCATACCGCAGTCGACTCACGTCGACGACGGCAAACGCGGAGCCTGAGCCAGACCCAATTGCGGAGCTCAGCTGAGCACTAAGGTTAACACCGGGACTTTTCCTGATGTCAGACCACATGCTCGGCGGAATTCCTTCCCATCGAAGGGAGCTCTCGGGTCCCACCCCACCAGCGGCCGGTGTCAAGCGCACCATCAACTTGCGGAAGTTGAAGTTTGTGCATTGACTTGACACATCCACCGGACGTACTGCGTAACGCTTGAACCAGTATGTACTATTATGGTACATCCCAGGTTTCTCGTCGTGCCAGTAGGTGTCGAACTCCATATCGCTACATGGTCCCCTGAGACAATCTCTGGGGATATAGCGAGCAAGGAATTGATCTACCGACTCAAGAGAGACTCCGAGATGAAGCGCCGCCCATCGGTGTAACAAATTCCGATGAGCAAGCACTTGCATAATAGTCTCTGGTCTTTCATCTAGTAGTACGGGTCGAATGTTCACTCCTTGAATCCAGTCTGTTCCGCACGATTCACGCGTGTTAGAGCTCGAGAAGCTCTTGCTCTGATTAAGCGTGAAGCCGCAGTCTTCCAATAGGCAGACCGTCCGACGATACTGGTCCTTGGGGACAATAATATCATCCCCATACACCGAGATCAAATCCCGGTGATAGAACCCTCTCGTCTGAACGGACGCCGCATAGGCAACTGCGGTGAAGACTAGACTCTCGATCGCGAATGTGTACCCATTTCCCATACTAGACAGCTTAGCATAACGCTCGACTGTCCGGTCCGGGAGGAGGCCCTTTGAGGACCTTAGAGTGCACAGTAACCGATACCAATCGGGAGGCAAGAGTAGTTTAACGAGTCGCATGCTAACGCTGTCGCTAGCATTTGACAAGTCAAGGGTGCAGGGACTGTCCCCACACTCTTTAAGACTACCTTGTCTGGCCAGCTCGCAGTTGCGAGTCTGGTCGTCTAGGTTAACCCCCCACCGTTTCAAACGGTGACGGATAAAACCATCAACTCCTAACTGGAGGTATACGTTGAGCAAGGGCTCAACGGCAATCGAACGGTCAGTTTTGACCGTTTTAGGAACGAACGAAACGCGGTTAGTATTTTCGGGAGATAACACTTCGGCCCAGAATGCGTCCTGATTAAGGATGCACCAAGGCTGAATACCGTACTTGTCACGTAGGTGACTTTCGAGTACTCCTATCCATCTCTCGTCTGTACTAATCGTCCACTTGGCAAGGTCGAGTGCATTGGACGCCACACGATACGGAAGCGCCATATTTTTGAAGTATGGATTTGCCTCCGAACGGCGTGACGAGGTCGTTGCACCCGGTCCATGACGCATCTTCTGCGTTAACCTGTCGAGATCTGGGACTGCTCCCAGGACATTCAGACAGAACTGCTGCATGAGTTGGAGAGCCTCTGAAGGCTTACCATCACACATGAGCGCTTTCCAACCTCTGAGGTTGTAGGCGCTACAGTTTCTCTCAGCCTGCTTCCAGGTCTTGAGAGCTTCTGCCTGCTTGTCATACCCACTGGCTTCCCATGGGTACTTCTTCAGGATGGACCCCAACAAGTACTTACACACCTTCGTGGTGTGGTCAGTACAATCGTCAGAACCAATACACTGTAGGTTCCAACGATCTGAGAGCTCCAATAGTGCTCGGATCGAACGGGATCTGATGACCCAGTCCAATTCCAAACAAGGAGCCAATCTCATATATGGGGCTAAGTCACCGAGGAGGTGACTTAGTAGTTTCCACGGGTATTCCCGTGGAACCTTCGCCTTCCACCAGTCTGGTGGCCTGCGGGGGAGCGACTTGCGTCGCATTTGTCGGGGGGGATTGCGGTATTGCATCGCTTTCTCCTTCTGAACCGGTTATCACCTTCAAACCTACACTGATAACTGACGGCTCCACGAGGAGCCGGCAGCCTATAAGTGCAATAGTAAGAAAGGACAACAGGCCAACATAGGCCGAAGCCTTGCTGAACTGGTTCAAGCTAGATTTCCAGCTTGATCCACAGTTTCGAGCCCAACACGGAGTAGAGGCCGTTGGACGCCCACTCGCAAGCGAGCAGCGCCTTAACGTCATTCTCCGAGGTCCCCTCAGGGATCGACATGGAGACTTCCAGAATCAGAGGCAGGCGAACCTGCCCGGTTCCGGAAGCATTGTCAACCAGGACGTCCTTGGTAAACTTCATCGCGGCTTTCCGCGACCCAAGAACTTCACCGTTCCTTTTCGCAAAGGTCCGGTACAGCTGCAGCTGATTCCGAGCGACGGTCGTGTGACCGGCGCCGATGAAATCAGAGCGGTTGTTTTGGTTGCCTCCAAACTTCGTGTACACCGTATCGGCCGTGAGGCCGTGCAGTGTGTTCGTGGCGAACGTGAGTATGTCCTGTATCATGGGTTTAGTACCTTTGTGCAGAACATCTACTTGCGTCTAGCAAGCAGACGTGTTAACCCACACCAGTGACTACTACGCTGATTGGAACATCCAACCATAATTAACGTAGTTGTCGAACTAGCGCGAGTAGGTCGACCAGCTTAGCCACATCCAGTCGTACATTTACGACGGGTAGCACGGGCTGGTCAGGATTTGCCTCGCGTGTATAAGAATAAACGCTCTTCTTATACGGGTCGCAAGACCCGGTCCATAGGAATGAGTCAGGCAATGGATACGTTCCGTTCCATCGCCAACCCGCCCTAGGGGTCCAGTTAGTAAACTCGATCGTAGTTTCTGTCGTCTCACGACAACAGAGCCACGACGCGAGTACCGCCGCATCAGTGTGCGGCGTCCAGGAGGTGATAACATCGCCTACATTAGAAAACCAATCCACTACAAAGGAGTAGGGGACCAGTTCCCATGCTGACGGGAGCAGATCATCAATCCGCGTCCCGAACAATTGACTGTAGTCAAAGGCGGTGTAACCAAGACTGCATAAGACACCCGCTGACACATTTGCTTGCTTGGACATAGAGCCCAGGCAATCCATCGTGCACCCATAGGGGCCATTGATGTCGTGGTAAAGGACCTGACCCACATTCTGTGCGGTCAGAACCTTACACCCACGTGATGTGGAACGAGGCGCAAGCCCATATTTCATACAGGCTTTCGCTAGGTTCTGGATGTCATACACAATAGGGCGCAAACCGTAACGAATGGTTAACCAATCATTCTGAATGCGTTTAGCATCCTGTTTGACTGATCTTCCAAACTTCAGCTTGCGTGTCCTTCTGATAGCCTTATAGGCCCGACGGAACAAAGACACGAATGTCTTGACCGTCTCACCTACCTCGGCGGCTGCAACGCCGCTCAAGTAAGAGGCTTCAGATACTCCGGCAAACGCATCGGTTACAACTAGCGACCTAGCGCTCTCCAATGAAGGAGAATACGCAGGTTCAATGATCATAGCCAGCAAGGGTTCAACAGTCCACGATCCGTTAGCATGTAAGAATTCAAACATGCTGCGGGTACCGTAGCGACTGAATCGCCCTCCTGACACGTACTGATCATGCCAATCATAACGCATGCTGTACGCGATTGTACCTGGTGACGTCCGGGTCCGCAGGATCTGGCAATCATTGTTAATGATATGCCCCCTCCGAACATGGTACCGCCACCCTTTGGTGATACAATCGTCCATTGCTTCCTGGTTAGTCCACAGGCTATACGACCCTTTGTCCACTGGCCCCCACATGCATTCTTCAATGCCGTGGTGGTTGTAGTGGGGATCGTAATCACAGCCTGATTCGGAACCAGACGCGAGCACTGGACTTGCCGAGCTCCTTTCTCGGTGCCTATCTGTGTGCATACTGCCCTCCAGCTACGCTCGCCAACTGGCGAGAAGGGTTAGCAACGACATGAAAACCAGCGAGACGATGCTTAGAACCTCACGGTTCGTCTTCGTCTCTTCGCTAGTTAACTGTTTCGTTGCCCCCGATAGTAGCATAGAAATTTCCCCATTATAGGGGTTTGGCAGTAACAACAGAATGGGGTACCGATGTAACTGTAGCTACTCTCAGAGTAGCATACGGCGGCCTTCATATTACATGAAAGGCCAACTTCGCGGG